CATGATGCTGGCGCGTTTGTCGATGCGCCATAAGGCACCAACGCCGGCGATGATCGCTGCCGTGGCTAGTGGCGTCAGAAAGGGGTCCACGGCGGTCAATCGTTGTAATTATTTTATCGAAGGCGGGCGCCATGGATCTGGCAGGCCGCGCAAAATTACTACTGCCCTGCGGTAATAGTCACAGTTAGTTTTTCCTGCTGCTTCTAGCGCTGCCTTAATCTTGCGCCAGTTCTCTAAAGTTTCAGCATCCATCACGAAGTTGCTGTTGCAGATATTCTCGCAAAGCTCGATCGTTTGGCGTTTTGCTCGCCTTTAGATCCAGTTCAAAAATGCGATCCCGTAATTGCTGCTTGCGGGCTTGGCAGAACTGTTCTTTGACTTCGGCAGACTTGGCGTAGCGCGAGTCGATGGTGACCGTTGTCGCCACAACAGTGGTTAGCAGTGCCAGCAGACCACCGAGCAGCGACAAACGGTTATCCATCACCGACCTTGGCCGCGATATTTTTTGCGACCGTGACTGGCTTTTGAGTGTTGACCCGCACCTTGACGGGTTTTCTTAGGCTTGCCAGGGCGGTGTTCAACCCGCCCCAGTGCCGTTTTGCTTTTGACAGCCATTACCAGGGCACGCCGTTAGCTTTGCTAGGCGCACGCTGTTCGTCAAGCTGGGCTTGAAGGGCAGCTTCGATTTCGGCAATTTTTTCGGCGCCACCGAGCTTTTCTTTGACCCAGCCAATCACATCGTCTTCGGTGAGGTCGGCATAAGGAATCAGGGTGTCGGGACGCTCAAGACCGATGGAGCCGTAAGCACCAGCAGAGTAGGTGCCGTCTTCAGCGTTCACGGTGTAGTGAGCAGTGAACACAAAACCGTCAGCGGCTTCGCGCTCAAGCGTGTTGATGCCCCAGGTGAAGGTGGTAGCCATGATTAAACCGTGTGCTTCAGAAGAATAAGTGGTTTGCAACCTGTTGGGAATGGCCGGTTGCCCGCCTTGGTCTAGTTACAAGCCAGCCGCATTAAGGCGAGCCTCCAATGCCTCGATTTGCGTTTTCTGCCGCTTGATCAGATTAAGAAGCAAAGGCGTGAGTGCGGCGTAGTCAACACCGTCAACCACTGGTGTGTCCAGAGGAGTGACGACGTTATTGCCCGCTTCGTCTTGAGTGACTTCAACGTCCTTGAAGCTGCAAAGACGCGGATCAACCTGCTCAACTTCTTCTGCAATGAAGCCCCAGTGGCTGTGGTCGGGATTGTCGCCTTCGCAAGTGGAGCGATACCAGACAGGGCGAAGATTCAGAATGGCGTCTGCATAAGCATCGTCCATGTCCTCCACATCTGTTTTGTATGCAATAGATGAAGTGGAGCGAGAAATGGCACCACTGGAGGCAATTCTTAGATAGTTTGTCGTTGATGTTGATGTCAATTCATAGGTTGGGATCGAAAAAATTCTACCCAAACTGTTAAGAGTAAATGCGCTAGTAACTGCGTCACAATCAATCCGAACCCCTGCTGCGTCGGCAAAGAAGGTGGCAGCACCCTCACTGTTCTCAACGCGCAAACCAGTAGCAGCTCCTGTAGAAGTGTTAGCAACATGCAAACTGCCCACGGGCGAAGAGGTACCGATTCCGACGTTGCCGTCGGTGGTAATACGAACTTTTTCTGTGTTACTGGTATAAAATTGGAATGAATTAGTTGAGTGAGAATAAACAAATCTGCCGATTTGTACATTGCCAGGATCCCCAAAGAAGATACCGCCGTCCCCCGTGCTCTCGCAAAGCAAATTTATACCTACACTTGCTGATCTCCTTACAACCAGTGGACTAGATCCGTTGGGAGTTACGCTTACATCACTTTCAACAACCTCTAGGGTTCTGACGGGACTGGTGGTACCAATTCCGACGTTGCCCGCGCTGTCAATACGCATCCGCTCCGTCGCGCTAGCCGAACCCGTTCCGCTGTTTGTGGAGAACATAAGACGCCCCGGCATTGTATCTGTGCCTGGAGTGCCGTCTACTCGGCATTCAATTACTGCGCCTCGGTTGTTTATGTCTGTGCCGTCTGCGCCAGCAAATCTAATTTCACCTAAAATATCTCCATCTTGAACAACAGTATTATCACCAACACTTGTTCCGCGTGTTTTACCGAGTACAAAAAATGCTCCGGTATTATTGTCACCGTGTCGTAAAATACTTAACGTCGATCCGCCGTTTGTAGTGCTTTCTAATTGAACTTGTCCGGTTAAACCGCCTGCATTTTTTGAACTATCTGTGCCAATTAACAGCCTGCCCGAACTGTCGATGCGGGCTACTTCGCTGGCGCCACTCGTTCCAGCACTTGCGTCTGTTCCTCCGACCCACCAAGCATGATGACCACCGTCATTGACAACATTCCTGATTGAATCTTCAGACCGTATAACGGCGTTAGATGCTAACTCTAGATCAGTAGTTGTAGTAGCAATATTGGTTCCTATATGAAGCCGACCACTTATATCCAGCAGCCCTGTGCTATCAATACGCAATCTCTCCGTTGGGGAAGATGCCCCATTCGCCGTCGTAGAAAATACGAGCCTGCCCGGCATATCGTCAGTGCCTGTGGCTGCATCGGCTTCTGCTCTGATACGCGCTGCTGTGAGGTATTTCGCCCCGTCGTAACCCATGAAGAGTTGTTGGGCCAGCGTGCGCCCACTCGTGGTTACGTTCTGCCCACTTGCTAAAACAGCAGTTACACCGCCATTTGTCGCAGTTACGGCAAATCCAGTATCACTTGTGCAGGAAATTTGAACATTCGGTGTACGCGCATCAGTTGTGTAGTAATAATTTGTTTCCCCACTAGACGTGCCAACTAACAACCTGCCGTCGCTGTCGATGCGGGCACGCTCTGAACCTCCAACAGACCAGTAAAAGTTGTTTCCATCAATAGAGCCAGCATAAACGTTGTTTCCGCTTGAATTTATATATCGGATATTTGATGTAGTACCGGTGCTTTGAATAGTTGCAACCGTAGAAGCAGAATCATATACATGTAGTTTTTGGTCAGGGCTTACGCCAATTCCGACTTTGCCCGAGCTGTCAATAAACAACCTCCCCGCGCTATTGGTCGAGATGGCTACGTTATTTGCCGAAGGTAGATAAACCCCGTTGGTGGGAGCGGTGTTGCTAGTAGGGATGAACGATGCGGCAGTGCTGGTGCCCGTAGTGCTGACGTTTTGACTGCCAAAGTTCGGGCTGATTTTGGTGCCGGCAATTGCAGCGCTGGCATTTACGTCCGCATTAACAATGCTTGCGTTGCCGCTAATCAGAAAATTGCCGCTCTGATTGGGAATAGTGACCGTGCGATCAGCAGTCGGGTCGGCAACCGCAAGAGTCGTTTCAAATTCGTCTTCAGTCGCTCCTTCAAAAACAAGCGAGCCAGTTGAGTTAATCAACAGCTGACCGCTCATCGTCCCGCCCGTAGCAGGAAGTGCGGCAGCTGCTACGTCGTAAGCAGATTTGACGGCAGTGCTACTAGCGATCGTCGTGCTGCTAGTTGTTGCAACACTGTCCGACATCTTGGACTGCAAGCCAGCCGGGGTGACAGCCAGTGCAGTAGCAGTACCGGTTTGGGTTTCGGTGTTAGTTGCCAGTTCCAGCAAACCCTTGACGGTGGTGCTACCAGCCGGAGTGGCGTTCTGCCATGCAGAACCATCCCAAATCTTGACGCCAACAGGGGTCAGGCTGGTGTCCAGCCAAACTTCGCCAGTGCTATTTCCAGTGCTGCCGCCTGCTGCGGGAGTTGCGTTAGGTGCGGTGGTTCCAACGTGGACGGGACCAACCTTAATAATGTCCGCGCCAGTTGAATCCTTGAAAAACAAGCCCGGCGATGCGGCGTTAGTGTTCAACGCAATCTGACCGTCAGCAATGCTCGTCGTCGGACGCTTGCTTGCAGTGCTGCTACGGAGAGACTTATGAGTCGAAGCCATTCCCTTAACTCCGGGCGGACGGGATTACTTCAGTAGTGTACCGACCTCAATACTCTCCGTCGTCTAACACCACGTCGTAGGTTTCAAAGACGTAGGTAAAGTCGCGCCAAGCCGTGTAGTAATTAGGGGAGCCCACCTTAAGCAGTACGTCCCCAACCTCACCACCGACGGGAACACGCTCGGCGCTGTAGATAAACGGCTCTGCTCTGTGCGTCATTAGTAGGTGCCATCGTCAACCACGCCGATTGTCATTGCACCCGTGGTGTTATCAACCACAACTTCCGTGGTTTCAAGCACGATGCCGCGTGTAGCTCCAGTGGCAATCTGCACTCGTCCCCACAACAGTTCCAGTGCGTCGCGGACATCGGCAACACCCGTCATGTCGGGGTTGAAGTATGTACCGTCGCTCAGGATGTCGTAATCATTGAAGGTGCCGCTTGCACCAGACACAACGGCGACCTTGGTCCAGTTCGCGCCTGTGCCTTGGCTTAGCACCCAGTCACCAATTGCCAAAGATGCGATCGGCGCAGGTGTTACGCCCGTACCAGCAGTGGTGACCGCCAGATAAACGCCGTTGTTTGCGGAGTTTGGCGCACTAAGGGATTGCCCGATTGTCAATCCGGCTTCCGTGCCGTATTGGTTCAGGCTGGTAACAGTATTGGCGCTGGCGTCATAAGTTCCACCGAAACGCAAGTTGAGCTGCGTCGGGCTGCCATAACCGACAAGCAACCAGTAACCATTAACGGTAGGGCTGACTGTGCCGACCCAAATGTATGCCGAGCGGTCGGTTGGGTTAATCCACCACTGACCTGCAAATTCAGGTGTCGGCTGACTTTCACTGACTTGGGCAATGCCGTAATCAGCAAGTTGGGCAGCCGTAACGCTGTTTTCTGCCAGCAGCGCACTGGTGAACGTACCAGTGGTGATTTTGCTGGCGTCCAGATTGGGGATGTCAGCTGCGGTCAGCAGTTCGCCAACCGTGACGTGACCTCGGGCGTCAATTGTGACTTTGGTGTAAGTGCCGGTAGAAGCACCACTATCGAGGTGGGTCAGGACGCCAGCGTCAACGCCAATCGAGTCGCCGGGAACCGATACAGCACCTTTTACCGTGTCAGTTGCATCAGGCAGATCAGTACCAACAAGACCGGTAACTGCGGTGATGTGACCGGCAGAGTTGTAGGTAATGCCGCTGATCGTACCAGCAGTAATTGAGTCAGCGTGGGTAAGCTCGCCAGTACCACTAACGACCAGTTGAGATGAACCAGGAACACTGACGCCACCAACATCGCTAGAAGTTGCCAGCGGTAGGTCAGAACCGACAAGTGCTGTGGTTGCGGTGATATGACCTTGATCATCAAACGTGATGCCACTTGTAGTGCCGCCGGTAACTGAGTTGGTGTGACCCAGTACGCCTGCATCAACTTCAAGTCCGTCGCCAACAGTTGCTGTATCCAGCTTGCCTGCATCGACAGTGCCATTGACAAGGGCGTCGCCGTCAACGGTTGCGGCAGTAATCTTGGCACCGTCGATTCCGGTGGCAAGTTTTGCGTTGGTTACTGCGCCATCAATGATTGCGCTGGTATCAACAGAAGAGTCGGCAAGTTCACTGGAGCCAACACTGTTTGCAGCGAGTTCACTAGCTGTGATGCTGTTGCCTACAATTTTTGCGCCAGGAATTTCGGCGTCGTTGATGCTTAATTGGCTGTAGGTGATGCCGCCTGACAGCTTGTCTTGGGTGATGCTGCCAGCAAGTTTTGCATTGGTAATTGCAAGGTCAAAGACAGCAGCAGTGTCAACCGAGTTATTGGCTAGTTGGTCTGCACCAACCGCGTCAGTCGCAATTTTGGCGGCGGTAACAGCATCATCAACAATCTTTGCGGTCGTTACTGCCTCATCGACGATTGCACTGGTATCTACAGAGTTATTGGCTAATTCAGATAAACCAACAGCGTCGGCAGCAATGTTGGCGGCAGTAATTGTGTCTGCTGCAATCTTTGCGCCAGTAACTGCCGCATCAACAATTGCCGCAGTATCGACGGAATCATCTGCAAGCTGATCTGCGCCAACGGCATCCGTGGCAATTAGGTCAGCCGTAATCGCATCATTTGCAATCTTGGCTGTAGTTACAGCAGCATCAACGATTGCAGCGGTATCAACAGAATCATCGGCTAGCTCATCAGCGGTGATTGCATCGGTCGCAATGTTGTCTGCCGTGATCGTGTCGGCAGCAATTTTTGCTCCGGTAACAGCCGCATCGACAATTGCAGTGGTATCAACCGAGTCATCGGCTAACTCATCTGCAGTAATTGCGTCCGTTGCAATCTGGGTTGCGGTAACGCTGTCAGCTGTAAGTTTTGCGCCAGGGATGACGGCATCAGGAATCAGCGAGCTGACAGCCTTTTCGACCAGATCGGCAACGTCGATCCTGCGTGTCTCGCTGGCAGAAATGTCCGCAACAGCCAGTTCGTCAGTAGCCTCAAGGTCCGCCTTTAGTAGGGCGGGAAGCTCTGTAATCTTGAGGTCGGCTATGGCTGCCCCCTGCCTAGGCTGGCACTACTGCTCTACAGTCTAGGGTCACTCCTCTTGTTCGAGTTCGATAAAGCCATCTTGGTTGGCTTCCAGACGCAGACGCCCGCTGTCTTCCTGCAACAGGTTGTTCGAGACCATCTTGCTGCGTAGGCGAATTGCTCCAGTCGTCACATAGTCGATCGTGGCGCGGACAGGTTCGGAAGGATCGAACGCCATCGCAACGTTGGTGATAACTCCATTTACCTCGTAGTAAATCTCGTCGTCATCGTCCACCGTGGTACCGAACGGCTTTGGTCCTCGACCAACCAGCGTCAGCTTTGCAAAAAACTCGCTGCCAAGCCTGGTGCGAAGAATCAATTGGTTCATGTAAATCGGCATTTCTAAGTAGGTTGCCGATACTTGGCGTTGACTTGCGTCTAAATAACCGCGACGTTCATAGTCAAAAAAGCACTCGATTCGTCCGTTGCCACTGACCAGACCGCTGTACTGCTGCCGAAAATCTTCGCTCAACGCGGTCACATCAACAGCGGACCTTTCAGTGTTGATTTCGTAGTTGCTGACTTGCCCCAGGATGCGGATATTGCCGTTGCGGACAGTGATTGAAACAGGCAGCGATGCCGACGGGGTTTCAAGGGACACACGACCTGCAACCTCGCCAGCTAGTGCAGCGTCAAAGTCGTTATATAGCTTGATGCCGCCTACTTCATCGACAAAAACAAAAAATACGCCGTCATTATGTTGGGTGTTATCAGGCCAGCCGGAAGCAGCAATAAAGTCGAGAACGCTGTTGTTGGTGCTTCTAATTTCAATCTGGTCGCCAGTAATAAGGTCCATTTCATCGGACCCAAAACTAAACCTATCGTTTTGAGTATTTACGTCGGAAATGGCAATGGTGCCTGTTATAGCTGCGTCCGAGCCGGTGCGACGCAGCTCAACTTGCCCGTTCGCACCTAAAAATACAGCCATGGCTTAGGTCAGAGTGAGGGCACTGTAATCACCGGTCATCGTAAAGTTGATCGTCGCAGACATCACCTCGCCGGTTTGTACGCTGATTTCTGCGCTGTTGATCAGAACGGTGGCTTGGATACGACGTAAGTTATTACCGGTGCCCCAGCGAAGATCCAGCGACACGTTATCACTGTCAACCACAGCACCAGTTTGAATCACCGGTGCCAGCAAAGTCGAAGGCGTATCGGTGTGGTAGAAGAAAGTCGCGGAACCGGTGGCGGACTTAATGCCAGGGGTATAGGTCCGAGCGTTGTCACCGAGGTCCGTGGTTTCCAGGACATCGACGGTCGCGTTGATCGACCAGTTCTGCACACGTCCGATTGTCGTGGTGCCAACTAGAAGTGACCCGTCACGACCGCTGTAGTAAGGCACAATTTCACCGAGCGTTTAGGCCATTCTAAACACCATCCAACTCTCCGACAAAGCTGACTGACACGGTGCTGAGTCCGGGACGCACACTTTCGACTTGGGGTGGTTCGGCATAGCGCCAGTGCAAACCACTGCCCCCGACTTCGCGGATGTACTGGTGCAAATTACTTTGGGCTCCAACAGCCACGTTGTCGGTGGTAAAGGTCACCCAGTCGTTTGCGACCGTAACGTCTTCGTAGTTATCCAGAATCGCGTAGGCATGAGCGTCCGGGATGTTGCTAAAAGTCAGATCCAAGCGGGCAGAGCTGCGCTTGTTGCCGTACCGCAATGTCGTGACAGCACCGTTTTGTGCCTGAAACTGGCGCTGTGGAAATTCGCCGGGAGAATAACGGCGGCTAGTGGGACGGTAATTCGGGAACGCAACAGCAGCCATTAGCTCTCCTCAATAACAAAGTCCGTTGCTAGCCAATCAAGCGTAGCCATCTGCATACCAGCAAACACTGGTTCGTAGCTAGCAGTCACCTCAACAAAGCCGTCTTCCGTCAGCGTCAATGTTTCCACCTTGTAAACACGGCTGTTTGTGGTGGTGTTGGCAAGCGTGAACACTGTTCCACGCAGACGGGTTGTGTTGCAGCGACCATTTGCAACTTGCATGGTTGCTGTCCTTACTGACGTTGATCCGGGCTCCCAGTACAGAACCGAATAGTTGTCGTTGGAAAATGTCGTGCTGCTTACCAAAGTGCCGTCGTCCAGAATTGCGCCGTTGTTGAAACGGCTGGTGTGGGTGGCTTCGGACACCAGTCGGAAGTGCTCACCAGGCAGCAGACCGATTGCACTCGCCGGGGTGGTTTCAAACTGGATGCCGTGATCGACTTCCTTACGCATCTTGAGCGCCATCTGGGCAAACTTCAGGGCGTGGTCGCGTCGCGTGCAGAAGTTCGACATATCAAAATTTTCCTCTGGGTCGGCATCGCTTCCGCCTTGGGCGTTTGACAGACGCACACTGATAATTTTTTCTTGCGGGAAGCCGTTTGTTTTCTCCTCGCGGTACTTCACGACCGCTTTGAACAAGCGACGTTCCTCAGAATCAAGCCAGCTGACTTTCAGATTGCGGATGTTGCCGTCGGTAAACAACGCCTTGATGGCAACGGCGCGATCTTTGTCGATACGAAAATTATTTGGGTTGTAAGTTGCAGTGGGAATCAAGCTGAACTGACCGCCAAGGATCGTAAAGTCCAACAGGCAATAACCCGCGTTTTCATAGATAAAGTCACGCAGGTTTAGCGGGTTAGCAATCACGCCGTCCCAGGTGAAGTTGTTGGCGCGGCAGTAACGAGCAGCGATCGTCATGCGGTCACGGTCAACCGCGTCAGCGCCAATCGCAGTGCCAGCTCCAAAACGATTATCGGTCAGAAGGGCATACGCGATTTCAGCAAAGTTGTTTGTAGGTCCGACCAAGGTTGTGGTTGGATTTCCGCTGTCATCAATTAGTCGCCGGACGACGATGCCTTTTTTGATGTAGGCGGATAGTTGAGCAAAGCTGCTCCACTCGCGTGATGCGTTCAAGCGCAACCCCAAAAGCGCCAGGTTGTTGTATGCGGGAGCAGTAGTTTGTTCAATTTGCTCATTGACGTAGACAATCTGATGTTCTGGATTGTCCATGTGGCTCATGCGCTCAACGTCGTATTTGCCGATGTCAGCAACAGCGTCGTAAATATTCAGGCTGTTTGTAGTGTAGTTTGTCGCGTCAGTTGTAATACTCAATGTTTGAGTGCGGCCTAGTGCAGTGACCGTTAAGCGATCGGCTGGGGTGTAACCAGTACCCGCATTGACGAGTGTGTATTCGTAGCGCCCATTGCTGTACCTTTGAACCCTTACTGTTGCGCCAGAGCCGGTTCCTCCGGACACGCCGACAGTTTGCGTACCCGTTGGGGCTTGATAGCGTGTGCGCTCTCTAGTTACATCACGGTATGAATCTCTATAAATTGAGTATGCCTCGTAGGCAACAACTTCGTATCTGCTGTTGTAAGGTCTATACCTGTGGGTATAACGAAGACTTCCTTTTTGGTTGCCGACGCCGCCACCAGAGATCCCATCCCAATACTCACTGTGAGAATTTCGAGGATGCCCGCACTGGTTTTGTTTCCACTCAACCCACGCGTTCCGAGCTAACGGACAGGTGCTGCTGGCTGTTAATTCGTACCTTTCGTCCCGGTAGCTTTCGCGCTCGGTGCCAATGTAGGTTTCAGTAGGTCTAGCTGGCCCAATACTGAGTGGGCTGATTGATTGAATAATTCCTCCCGGAGCTACAGGTTGTGCGCCAACCACCCAGTCCGGGTTCGTAACCGCGTCCGCTGTTAAGGCTTTAAGGTAACCGTTAAAAGTGACGGCGTAATCACCAACTGCAAATCTTTGTGCGACGCTGCCGCCCAAAAAATAAACCGCGCGGTTAAGAAAATTGCGAATTACGCCTGCACCTGGATAAGGAACAAAGCGAAACTCGTATTGACCACTGGGATGCGCAATGCGGATAAAGTTGTATTTGGCTTGAGGGGTATTGCCCTCGACAGCAAATAACTTGTTATCAGTAAGATCTGTCCAAGCATCATTCGATATGCCAAGCCTGCGGATTTGCAGCCTGAAGAAGCTAATCCGCTTGTGATACCTATTGATTGTACCGAGCTGGATGCTGCCGCCTTTCTCTTCATAATAAGAAATTGTGCTGGCGCTAGGTTGGCTGTTGACGTTAGGAAATCCAGCAATCTGTTTCCAAACAGTTGATTTGAGACCGATTTCAGTAATGTCGCAGGTGCGTGTATTGGCAATCGTGCCAATGGCTAGACGTTGCAGGATTTCAAGGTAAGGAGCTCTTTTTGCTGTGGTTATGGATGAGTTGGTGAGGATCCTGCCCGACTCAACAATTTTGAACGTGAACGTTTTGCTGGTATCTAGTTTCCACACTTGATCGCTACTAATGGCTGTGCAGACAACTTGGGCTGTACCAGCCATATACAAGTTGCCCAGCTGGATCTGGGTGTCGGCAATGACGCGACGATCTTCTGTAGATACATTTACGTCGTCAAGCCGCCAAGGCGCATAGCGATCTGCGTTTTCCTTGCTGCCGCTAATTCGGTATCTATATATCGTCCCGACAGCATTGCCGGACCCAGAAACAAATCCAGCTCTGGTCGCCCAGTTTTGATTCAGTTTGTCTTTCTTTGTATTGGCTTCGTTGCGGATGCGTTCGTCGGTTCCTTGTCCCCGATAAGCAAGCACCAACTCGTACTGCAGACGGTACGCCGTGCCATTCACCATTGGGTTGTAACACCCAAACTGGATTTGAGTGGATGGTGAACGGGTGCCGCTAAACCAGCGCTTGTATTCCTCGTCGGAATCGTCAAAAACGCTAAATACGTCGTTGGAAGGGTTTCTAGTTAGCGTCCCTTCTGAATACTTGTCAGCGCGGATAATGCGACCACCGTTCAAGCGGCGATATACAGCGAGCTTGGCGCTGCTGTAATTTTTCAGCGTCTGATCACCGATTGCCAGACCTTCAAAATCAGGGTCTTCAGCTAAACGTCCCAGGGACAGCAGCAAAAGCGCCTTGAGTTCTTGCCCGACGTTTTTACTTAGAAGTTGTGACCACAGCAATACTGTTTTTACGCGGACGCCGCCGGTTGACCCACTGCGATTAGCAAACACCAGGGGGATCGTTTCACCCAGGCTTGCTAGCTGCTGGATGCTGTCGAAACCTGTGTTAGTGGTAAATCGAGTCGCGCCAGTGACGTTGGCGGTGCTGATTTGTGGTGGCGCGTCTTGTTGTTGTTGAGCTGCTGCCGCTCTAATCTGCGGCGCACGAGGTTTTGGCGCCAGTACAATCGATAACGCGGTAGAAGCTAAACCCAGAACAAGAGATACAACGGCAACAACTTCCCAGTTGTTAATGTCGGGAACAAGCTCATATTCCTTACTACGTTCGCCGTTATAGGAATCAGTTAGCTGCTGAAAATATGCGTACTCGTCCGGCGTGATCCCTAAGGCTTCACACAGCTGTGCTTCAAAGGGCAGTAAATGGCGCATACCTCCAGTGTTCCCGGAGGGCTCCAACATATTTGATCCGTCCGATAGCTCAGCCATCCGTCAAACCACCAAACCGCAAGCCCGTAACCAGATTCACTGCGGCATAGGGCAACTGCGCCAATTCTAGGCTCATCGACAACAGTTCCCCACCGGGAAAGCTCTTCTGGAAAAACATCAGTATCGCCCTTCCGCAGACGCCTGTACCAGTCGCGCTTTGGTGTGGGGGTTTCAATTCCATAGTGTGCCAGCACTGTTCGCGCCAAGCCCAAGCAGTCGGTGGTGCCGTGTTGCTCGGGGTCAGATCCCAAGCGGTAACCCATCCCAACTAGTGCTTCGGGCTTCAACGGTTTTGAATCTGACCTGTTGTAGGCAGTGACCCGACCAATCTGCTGGTCAAAGACAAGGTTGGGGCGCTTGCGCCAACGGCGTCGATTCCGCTGCTTAAGACAGCCGTCAGCTTGTCGGCGTCGTAGTTAAAGCTGGTGGCGATCCAGGTATCGGAAGTCAGCACACGACCCACGGCAAACGTCCGGGGGTTCATCGAGCAAGTTTGTACGTTGATGATCCAACGACCGGCGACAGCTTCCCGCACGACGGACATTGCCACAGCGTTTGGTGCCAAGATCAGATCGGCCTGGATGTTGTCGCCCGTTCGGTTGCGCGTGGCGCCACGGTAGATAAATGACAGGTAGCTGAAATTTTGACCGCTGAGGCGAATGCGCTCGCCGGGTTTGCCGTTTTGGTAACGGTGCTGGACGCGCCCGGAACGGTTTGTAACCGTGATGAAATTGGTGATTGCTTGGATTGTCATCAGCGCAGACCGATGCGGGAACGTTGGCTACGGCTGTTTCGCAAGGTGCTCATTGAGCGGTTGTAGCCACCCTCTGCACCTTGGCGTGCGGCAAGTGCGCTGAATTCGCGGACCTGCTCGACCGTTGCATACTCCACGTTATTGATGACCACGGTTTCGAGCGTATAAGTGTTGTGGCCGCCGCTGCTCATGCCGCCGCCAGATGCACTGCTGTCGGGAATGACGTTGGAACCACGGGCGCCAGCGCTGTAACGAGCCATTGCACCAGTCATCCTGCTGGCGGGAATGATGTACTCGGGTTCACCGCCTTCGCCCACCATTGCGCGGGTGGGTCCAGTGACAAAGCCTCCTGTTGCAAAGCCTGGCGTAACGGTCGGCGCAAGATTTGGCGTATATGCGCTTCCGGCTAAATCCAGTCCTGCTGTGCGTTGCATAAATGCCGCATTTCCAGCAGGTGTCCTAGGTTCGACGCCCTGATTATTACCGCCGCTGGCGAGACCGGCGAAGATTTTGGCGATACCGATGGCGATGTACATGCCGATCATGCGGGTGCCTTCTTGAATAAGAATGTCCCCAACGCTCTTGAGGAAGTCGGCAAATACCTGTTGGGCATTCTTGGTGCCCTCAATTAACCCGACAATCCCTTGACTCATCGAGTTAGCAATAGCGTTACCGATACCATCGGCCACGCGAACTGCAAGTGCTTCAAGATCTTTAAGTTCATCTTCACTTCTACTAATAAAGTTCTGCAGCCTTTGACCCGGAACAACATCTGTAACACCAGCGCGTGCTTCTTCAGCTTTGGTTGTGACCCCTTGTCTAATTTCTTTTAACCTATCAAGAATGTCTTTAAACTCATCGTTATCTAATGCTTCAACAGTTTTAATCACATTGTCAAGAAGTCGTAGTTGAGCTTCCTCCATTTGATTGATTACAGCGAGCTGCTCAGCTAGCTCGGGTTTAATACCTTCACGTAGCAGTTCTCCGTATTCACGCTCGTATGCAGCACGATCTTTTTGCTGTTTAATAAGATCGTTAAATTGCTTAAGACTATCCGCGCCGGGAGCAAGTAGTGCCTGAGCTAACTGCAAATCTTCGTTCTTAAGGCCGTTAATTTGCTGTAGTTTTTGTATTTGCTGTTGGTAAATAAGCAACTGTTTGTTTGCCGCAGTTTCTGCGGCACTTGCTGCTCCAGAGGTATCTGTAAGACCAGGCAACGCGGCCATAGGTTGTAGCCGTGCATTCTGTATACCTTTAAACGCTGCGTCTACTTGTTTACTTAAAGCATCAAATTCACCAAACGTAATAGAGGCCCTTTTGACTACAGTTTCATAGAATTGTAGGTCTGCCGGTGTAAGCGTTCCGGGCTTCAGTTTTTCTTGTTCCAGTGCGGCTTTCGCAGGATAATACTCAGCACGAGCTGCGGCTTTTTGCTCTTCAATACGAGCTTTAAGTGCAAATACTTGACGATCTAGTTCTTTCTTAGATGCCTCTTCGTTTTGACGACGAATTTGGTCATTGATTTTGGCGACTCTAATCTGACTATCCTCGTTTGCACGGTTGATGCGTAGAGCATTATCGTATTTGTACCGTTCGATTTGGGTCTGAGCTTTTGCATACTGCAGCTGAGCTTGTTCTTGCGCTGCACGAGCTTCTTCTTCAACGGCCATGCGACCGGTACGGTAGTTTTCAACGGCGGTCTGAACCGTGTTTATGATTTCTGCCTGCTCTGGATCAGCAGACAATGCGCCAGTAATCGAACGCTGCAGCTGCCGTTCACGGTCAAGCAACCGCTGTGTTTGAAGCTCCTCTTGGCGAATCTTGTTTATATAGTCAAGCTCTTGCTCACGCATTCTCATGCGAGCATCTTCTAAACGTCGGGCTGCTTGTAAATCAAAATCTGCTTGTGTGCGCGTTGCTGCACGCACCATGTCAATGCGCTGTTCGTCATAGGCACGTTGTGCATCCGCGACGCGCTTATTGTTATCTTGGATGGCATTAAACAAATCGGCAGCGTTTTTAAGAAGGATTTGCTTTTCGTTTTCTGCAAATTTAAGGCGCTTCTGCTCTTCTATTTTTAGTGCTTTCTCGCGTAATTCACTTGTGCCAGTAGCAGCGCCAGCTCGAAGCTGTTTAATCTCTTGTTCAAACTTTTTAAGGCGTTCTGCGGCGTCCGCCTCTTTATTTATTATGTCTCGCTGTTCCTTGCTCTTACCTACCATTTCCTGTAAATATCCCGTGCGAACTTTTGCAAGCTCTACAAGTTCGTATTCAGTTTTAATCTGTTTGTCTAGTTCTGCAAGCTGGTTTTCATATTCGGCAGTGCCTTTTAATGATTGTTCGTATAGAGCGTCGCCTACTTGCCTAGCTCCAGGGATAAGGTTTATGAGATTTCCTATCGAAGTTGCAATACCATTAAAGAGAAAGAATATAGCCTGCACTCCGCGCAAGGCTGCGTTTAAGATAAAAATGAACGGCCCCGCAAGAATTCCTAAAGTCGTACCTACTGCTTTGGTAACACCGTTCCAGGCTTTTTGAAGTTCGTTGACAGCAGCGGCCGCACCCTGTCCGGCGAGACCGCCAACATCGCCGGTTTGCGCGGTTACAGCTGTAGTAAGTAAATTGCTGGCTTGCGATGTACCGCCGCTTTCTTTAGCAAGGCGTACCTGTTTCTCAAGTTCTGCGGTGAAATAAATACCCTCTTCGCGGATCTTGCTGAAGTTGTCACCGACCGTTGCCAATGTGTTTGACAAGCGTGCGGCCGCTGCTACCGCTTGATCTAAGGCTTGACCGAGGGCACCGCCAAGAATCTGGCCGCCAAATCCTGAACCAACAAATGAACCAAGTACCGAACCGGCTACGCTGCCGGCACCTCCACCGAACAACAAAGGAAAGCCGGCGCCAAGGGCCAAACTTTCGCCCATCTTTCCGATGGATTTTTTAGTTGCCTTAAAACTTGGGGATTCCAATGGGCCGTCTGTTCTAAAACCTCCTGGGGGTTTAGAGGCACCTAGAGCAACTCTCGATCTTTGCCGAAGTATGTCTACAGACCGAGCAAGTTGTGTATTGTACTCTTCTTCCAGTTTATTTTGTTTTTTCTGGAAAGTCATATTTTCCAGTGCTGCGTCAATCTGAGTTTTACCCAGTTCTAGGTGTAATCCTGTGGTATCTTTAATCTCCGCTTGCATTGTACTGGCAGCATCTATAGCACTCTCAAATAAATTTGTCTGACTGTCTAAAGTTTCTTTTACAGCTTTTCCAAGTCCTGTGTCTCCTAACGCTTTACCCGCTTCATAGGTAGCTTCAGCGGCTGTCTTCATTGCTGGGCCGAACGCCATTGCAGCTACAACAGCTGCACCCATTGCGGTCGGAATATCGCCTATACCTTGAAGAATGTGGTTAATTATTTCTGGAATACCGCCTAAAGCATCATTAAATGCTCCACCAAGTTTTTCGACCGCATTGACGACTGTTTCTCCGGCAACGTTCTGTATTGCACCTAAAGGACCAGTATGTGCCGTCATACCAGCGGCAACATCCCCGGCGGCGGTAGATGCGGCTACGGCGCCTTTTCCTAGAGCAAGTGTTCCGGCTGCTAAACCACCTCGAATCAGTGCGTTTTGTGTACCTGTTTGTACTTGTTGAGCAACATTTTGTGCAGCATTTTTTATCTCTGCAGACTTGCCAAACGTAACGGCGTCAAATATTGCGTCTCTTATTGCCGTCTCTTTCTTTCGCCGCTGTTCGACCAACGCCAAACGTTCGTTCTCTAGCTGTATTGACTGCCGAAGAGATTCATCACGAATGCGCGCAATACCTATCTCAACGTCCCTCAACTCCTTTGCGATGTCTGCAACCTCACGGAAGTTCGCCGCTCCAGCCCTGTTTTGAGCTACAGGGCCTATTACTGAAGCGTACGCATCAGGTGCGCCGCGTAGCTTGGCGTAGTGCGCTAAGCGGGCGGAACGCGCTTGTGAAGCGTCGTTTTCTGCTCGCGCCAGATCGCGCAAAGCACCCGCTTGTTCAATTAGTTCCTCTGTTACCCCCTGCTCACGTAAAATCTGGTCTTGAATAAGATCGTTTTGTCGCTGGCGGGCCGCATTTGCCAAGCCCAAGGCGCGTACATATTGCGTGACTGCGTCAGTTTCATCGGTTGTACCGGCAGTTACCCGATTTAGATTTCTTACTGTCTCGTCAAGACTTCTATTGAACGACTTTAATGACGTGTTAGGTCCAAATCTCCGTTTTTCTATCTCGTCTAAACGTCTTGATAGCTCGTTTGTACTTGTGTTTAGGCGATCTAGAGCCTGCTGGCCTTGGACGGCAACATTGATGCTAGCTGTGTAATTTGCGGCCACCGCTGCTCTGCCAGGCTTCTAAACAGTCTACGCAACAAAAAAGCCGCCGGGTTAACGGCGGCGGCGGGCTTTTTCAAATTCCTTTCCCTGGTCCTCGTTAAGGATCTGGAAATAGGCGCTCCAGCCGATTAGCTCTTCGGCTGTCATGGTGGTGCGAACTTCGGTAAGACTTAGCCCCAGCTCTTTGGCGACGCCAAACTGGAGCATGAGCCAACTGTCTTTTCGAAGTTCGGCCGCTAGTTTTTTGGATCAATCGGCTCGGCATCATCGGTAAGGATTGCCAGCATCAGTGCCTGGAGATCCTTGTCCTTGACCTCGTTTTTGAGCACGTCGATTTCGCCGGCACTGAATAGCTTGCTGCCGGATTCGTCCAGTGCTTTGGCGATCAGCAGTTGAAGCGCAAATGCGTTGGCGTCATCCGACTTGGCTTGTTTTTGGGCGCGTTCGCGCTCAGCCATTGTCAGGGGAGCCACCCACATTTCAAACTTGCTGCCGTCAGACAGCTCAACAGTTTTCTTTACGGGCTCCAAGTTGGCTGCCTTCTTGAGGCGGTCAATGGCGCGGACTGGAACAGGCATAACCATTTGTGGTTTGGTTCTACTGTAGCGGACTAGAAGCAATAAAAAACCCCGGCTTTCGCCGGGGCTCGTCCCCTTTGGTCAAACTATCAGGCAGAAGTGCTGAAGTCGAAGGTCGGGGTTGCAGCAGGACGGAAGTTGACGGTTACAGATTGAGCGTCATCAGGGTTGACGTTCAAGCTGGCGGAAGTCAGGGTTGCGTCGAAGCTGATCGAGCGGCTTAGGTTGTCGCTCAAGTTGCCGCCGCTATACACACGGTCGATGTACAGCTTGAAGGCGGCACCGGTTTGTTGACGCTGGAGCACGTCTTCGATCATCCGGTTACCCAGGGCAGCATCCTCGTTGGTCATGTAGACCGTTGCGGTGCCGGTGCCGTCGCCAAAACCAGCGATGTAGCTGCGGAAAGGCACGTACTGGCCGGGGGTTTGGCCGATGGTGGTCACGTCGATTTCGGCGCGAGTCACCTCAAAGCTCCAGTCGCGGACTTGGCCGACAACTGCAAACTCGGCATAAGCAACTTGGAACTCGTTGGGAGCAGCTGCCGTGCCAACATCGGTGATGTCAACAGCAGAACCACCTGCGGTTGCGGACACCTGCAGCGCACCAGTCGATGCAGCGTAGGAAATCACGTAATAGGTGGTAGACAGCGACAGACCGGCGGGAAGGGTGCCGGAACCAGCGCCGCCGGTTTGGCTGTTGACAATGCTGAACTGGACGGGATCACCGACCTTCAGATTGAGGTAGGTCTCAATCGTGATGGTGTCGGTGGCGGTGGCCACGCCGGAAGTACCGAACGTACCGGTGGTTCCAGCGGGTTTGTA